ATGATGATAAAATGCGATTTGCAACAGAAAAAGGCTTTGTTGTCTATGAAAAATGTGGTATAATAGAAATAGAAAAAGTTCCGAGTTTTGGAGAAGTTACTTTATTCTATTCAGATGGGAAATTTACTCATCTAGTCAAAAAAGAAACTAAAAAATAAGTCTATTGAGAACAACTCAGGGACATACCGTAAGCATATAATGCTAGTGGTATGTCCCTTTTTGTTTGCATAGAAAGGGGGTGAGGGTGATGTCAGGAGATACTTCTTTAGGGTATGTAGTAGCCAATAAGTTTTCTATGGATCCAGATAAAAGACAGAAAATCTTTTCTCAGTGTAAAAAAGAAGATGAAAGCTTAAAACAACGGAAACAAGAAATACTAGAAAAATATGCTAACAAACAAGACAAATCAAAATCTAGAAAAAATGATTCTAAAGGCTCGGAGAGTCATAAAAGAAAAGCTAAAAGCAAAGAATTTTAGAAAAAATTATAAACAAAAATCAGATATTAAAAGATGAAGGAGCAAAAAATGACAACTAACTTAGTTAAACAAAAAGAAAATCTAGAAGCTTATATCCGAAGTACAGGTTATAACACTAGAGGAATGAACGTAGAAAATAATCATGTACTCATTGAAAAACCAATCCTTGATAGTTATGAAGATGAACATCAACGTAAAGAATTGGTTGATCTAGTAAATGTTATTGAGACTCGTACCCGTGGTGGGAAGTATGAAGTAACTGACTTTGAATCTGATTCATTACAAGAAGTTAGTGAAAATTCGGTTGAGAGAACAGAAGCAGATAAAAAGAAAACTATCAGCGTTGATTACTTAGTTAAATTATTCAGTGGGAAACTTGATTTTTCACAGGAGCAATTAGACGATGGCCAATATAATTTAACGGATTTTCTTGGTAAGAAGATTATTAAATTAAAACGTAGAACACGAAATAGAGAGATTGGGAAAATTCTCCAAACTGCGAAAGTGCAGACTGCTACAAGTATGGACGACTTGAAATCTATTGTTTCTTTAATCAATCCAGAGCGCAATGTATCTATGGTTGTTAGTCAATCACTATTTAGTATCTTAGAAAAAATGAAAGACACTTCAGGAAATTATCTTCTTAAAGTTGATAAAGAGACAGGGACAAGTGAAACATTCTTTGTAGATAACTTTTTAATTGTAGATGATACAACATTAGGGAATAAAGGTGACAAAAAAGGCTTTATCGGAGATCTAGAAAACTTTGTTACTTTGTTTGATCGAAAGAAAGATACATTTAGCTGGGCGGATGCGAATAACTATTTTGGGAAACGGTTGATTTTACATACCCGATTTGATGTAAAAAAAGTTGAAGAAGATTGTGGTTACTTTATTCAATGGAACTAGGAGAAAGAAATGGATATTAATCAAGTATTTGAAACACTGGATGATTTAGATAATAAAAAAAGTAAGATTAATTCAGCACGAGAACAGTTAAGCGAAAAAAGGAAAAGCCTGTTAGGCAACCAAGTAGTTTCATTTGAGAACATAGATTCTTTTTTGTCAAATAACTTAGAATCTTTAGAGCAGCTGGAAAAGATGGAAAAAGCTATTAATGGCCTTCAGGAAAAATTTGATAGTGATTTTTCAGAAGCTAATGCAGTCATCTTTGAATACATTTTTAAAGAAACTAAGCAACGGATGGAAACTAAGAAGATCTATAAAAAATACCGAAAGAAACTTAGACTAATTCTGAACGCATATGATGAAATTCAAGAACTGAAGAAGGATGTAGAAGAAATCCATACAGGCGTAGTCAGAGAAATAAGTCAGAGACATTCTCTATCGCCGTATCGAACAGAAGTAAGTCCGCTTACTGTCCTACCATTCTTCACCCCTGATTCTAGCGGATGGATGAATTTTTCTAAGGAATATCGGGATATCAAAGCGTATTTAGAAAAATAGGGAACAAATTAAGTAAGGCTAGTGATATATGGCTGAAACAGAAGAAATATCGCTAGTCCTACTTTTATGCTTTACTAAGTTTCACATAACAAAGTAAGCATAAACTGAAAAGAAGTAATAGCTTGAAAGCAAGGTATATCAGGGGTTTACAGAATGGAGTGAGTTTCACAGAATGTAAGATATGAGAAACTGAGGGGATAAATTAAAGAAATTTCCCTTGAACTTGTCATACTGAAGAGTTGTCAAACTTAAAACAATGATACCTGATAAGTGGAGTGTTGGAAGGCTTTTAGCGCTTTTTGTCAGTTTGACAGAATTTACAATTTGACAAATTGCAAGATAAAAAATTTTTAAAATTTAAGTGGAGGTACTTGCCTATGTACGAGTTGAGTAACAGAGACTTGGACGGGATAGATATTGAGTTAGGACGGTATAGAACGCTTGCTAATAAAATTTATTTGAGAAGACAGGAACTAATACATAATAAGAAACATAGCGCTGAAGATTATACTGGTGGGAAAGGCAAGACAGTATCTAGTCCTACTGAAGCGACAATCATTAGAATTGAAGAAGACCAAACACTAAGATATTTAGAAGGCTTCAAACTAGTTGTAGATACCTTGATGGAAAACTTAATTGAAAGTGATCTAGTCATTTTTAAAATGAGATATTTAGAAGCTGGTGCGACTTGGGAAGACGTGGCAGAGAAACTAAATAAAACTACTCGTTATATAAATAGTCGAAGAAAAGTAATCGCTAAAAGATTTATAGAACTGAAAGGATATTGACACTCCCCCCCACTTTGTAAAGCATTTTCGTTGATTTTAGGTACCGGGAGCGGTAACTTTTTCCAAGTCGGAAGCTGTCAACCAAAAAGGGGGTAAAAAGTTGATATTTAAAAAAAATAGAAGGAGTTTTTAGAAAATGGATTTAGCAGCACAATTAGCAAATATTTTAGCAGAATATTGCGAAGAGGTTAATGAAGAAGTTGATAAAATTGCGGAGCAAGTCGCTAAAGAAACAGTTAAAGAATTAAAGGAAACTAGCCCTAAAAGAACAGGTAAATATTCAAAAGGATGGCGTAAGAAAAGAGTGAGAAATGGAGTTTGGGTCGTATATAGTTTTAAATACGGATCTCTTACTCATTTACTTGAATTTGGACATATTAAACGAAATGGGGGGAGGACTAAGGCGTACCCTCATTTAAGACCTGCAGAACTGAATGCGATTCAAAAATTTACAGAAAGGATTAAGAACATTTCAAAGTAAACTATAATTGAATAGTATTAAGTATACTAATTAAGTGAGCGAACCAACACATCGTTATTTAAGTCCTTAGATTTATTTCTGAGGGCTTTTTATCCTTGCTTCTCGTATTGCTATTTGATAAAATAAAAGTGCGAGAGGCTTTCGCCCTATCCTCTATGCTTTTATCTTTTTCTTTTGCGGGATTCGGGTTATATATAAGTTTGAGAGGATATGCTATAATATTAGCAGGTAATAAAAAAAGCACGTTTGACCGTGCTAGTTTCTTGCCTGCTGAACTCGTCAATATTACGCCCTTTTAGGGCTCTTTTTTGTGGACTTTTTTAGGAACTTTCAAGAAAAACTAAGGCGATATAATGCCTAAATGTTTTTAAAGAAAGTCAGTATTTTCAAGGGCTGAGCCCTAAAAATTTGACTTATAGAGTGTTAAATGATAGTATAGTCAAAGATAGTCAAGGTTCAAAGAAGGAGTTTGATTTACTATGAGATTTAAAAATACATCAGATCATATCGAAGCCTATATCAAGGCGATTTTAGACCAATCTGGTATCGTGGAATTGCAACGGAGCCAGTTAGCAGATACCTTTCAGGTTGTACCAAGTCAGATTAACTACGTCATCAAGACCCGCTTTACAGAAAGCAGAGGTTACTTGGTTGAGAGCAAGCGTGGTGGCGGAGGCTACATTCGCATAGGCCGGATTGAGTTTTCCAATCATCATGAGATGCTCCGCGATTTGCTTTACTCGATTGGTGAGCGAGTTAGTCAGGAGATTTATGAGGATATTCTCCAGCTTTTGGTGGAGCAGGACTTGATGACCAAGCAGGAGATGACCTTACTGGTATCTGTGGCAACGGATCGTGTCCTAGGGGAAGAATCCTCAGTTGTCCGTGCCAATATGCTCCGACAGCTATTACAAGAGGTAGATAGAAAAGAGAAGTAAGATGAACTATTCAAAAGCATTGAATGAATGTATCGAAAGTGCCTACATGGTTGCGGGCCATTTTGGAGCTCGATATCTAGAGTCTTGGCATTTATTGATTGCCATGTCCAATCACAGTTACAGTGTGGCAGGTGCGACTCTAAATGATTATCCATACGAGATGGACCGTTTAGAAGAGGTCGCTTTGGAACTGACTGAAACGGACTATAGCCAAGACGAAACCTTTACGCAATTGCCCTTTTCCCATCGTTTGGAGGTTCTCTTTGCAGAAGCGGAGTATGTGGCCTCAGTGGTCCACGCAAAGGTACTAGGGACAGAGCATGTCCTCTATGCGATTTTGCATGACGGCAATGCTTTGGCAACTCGCATCTTGGAGAGAGCAGGCTTCTCTTATGAAGACCAGAAAGATCAGGTTAGAATTGCTGCTCTTCGTCGCAATCTAGAAGAACGTGCAGGATGGAGTCGTGAAGACCTTAAGGCTTTGCGTCAACGTCATCGCACAGTAACTGACAAACAAAATTCCATGGCCAATATGATGGGCATGCCTCAGAATCCAAGTGGCGGTCTCAAGGACTATACGCATGATTTGACGGAGCAAGCTCGTTCTGGTAAGTTAGAGCCGGTTATCGGTCGTGACAAGGAAATCTCACGTATGATTCAGATTTTGAGTCGAAAGACCAAGAACAATCCTGTCTTGGTTGGAGATGCTGGTGTTGGGAAAACAGCTCTGGCTCTTGGACTTGCCCAGCGTATTGCTAGTGGAGATGTACCTGCGGAAATGGCTAAAATGCGCGTTTTGGAGCTTGATTTGATGAATGTTGTTGCGGGGACACGTTTCCGTGGAGATTTTGAAGAGCGCATGAACAATATCATCAAGGATATCGAGGAAGATGGCAAAGTAATCCTCTTTATCGATGAACTCCACACCATCATGGGTTCTGGTAGCGGTATTGACTCGACTCTAGATGCGGCCAATATCTTGAAGCCAGCCTTGGCGCGTGGAACTTTGAGAACGGTTGGAGCAACCACTCAGGAAGAATACCAAAAACACATTGAAAAAGACGCAGCTCTTTCTCGTCGTTTTGCAAAAGTGACGATTGAAGAGCCAAGTCTAGCTGACAGCATGACCATTTTGCAAGGTTTGAAGGCTACCTATGAGAAACACCATCGTGTGCAAATCACAGATGAAGCTGTTGAAACAGCTGTTAAGATGGCGCATCGTTACTTGACCAGTCGTCACTTGCCAGACTCTGCTATCGACCTCTTAGATGAAGCAGCAGCAACAGTGCAAAACAAATCCAAGCATGTGAAAACAGACGAATCCGACTTGAGTCCAGCTGACAAGGCCTTGATGGATGGCAAGTGGAAACAAGCTGCTCAGCTAATCGCAAAAGAGCAGGAAGTCCCTGTCTATAAAGACTTGGTAACAGAATCTGAAATTTTGACTACCTTGAGTCGCTTGTCAGGTATCCCAGTCCAAAAACTGACGCAAACGGATGCCAAGAAATATCTGAACTTGGAAGCTGAACTACACAAACGTGTCATCGGTCAAGATCAAGCTGTTTCAAGTATTAGCCGTGCGATTCGTCGCAACCAGTCAGGGATTCGCAGTCACAAGCGTCCAATTGGTTCCTTTATGTTCCTAGGGCCGACAGGAGTCGGTAAGACCGAATTGGCAAAGGCATTGGCAGAAGTTCTCTTTGATGACGAATCAGCCCTTATCCGCTTTGATATGAGTGAGTATATGGAGAAATTTGCGGCTAGCCGTCTCAATGGAGCTCCTCCGGGTTATGTGGGCTACGAAGAAGGTGGGGAGTTGACTGAGAAGGTTCGCAACAAACCATACTCCGTTCTCCTCTTTGATGAGGTAGAGAAGGCCCACCCAGATATCTTTAATGTTCTCTTGCAGGTTCTGGACGACGGTGTTTTGACAGATAGCAAGGGGCGCAAGGTGGACTTTTCAAATACTATTATCATCATGACGTCAAACCTTGGTGCGACGGCTCTTCGTGATGACAAGACGGTTGGCTTTGGCGCGAAAGACATTCGTTTTGACCAGGAAAATATGGAAAAACGAATCTTTGAAGAGTTGAAAAAAGCTTATCGACCAGAGTTTATCAACCGTATTGATGAAAAGGTGGTCTTCCATAGCTTATCTAGCGACCATATGCAGGAAGTGGTGAAGATTATGGTCAAACCTTTAGTGGCAAGTTTGGCTGAAAAAGATTTTAGAATTACAGATGGACATATTGAAAGTATAGATTTTTCTAACACAGCAGATGGTGGAACATTATTTAGGACTGACAGATATGGAATAAATTTAATAAGGAATTTAACAGTTAATCCTGGTAATGCAAGTGCTGCTGCCAATAGATATAATATTGTTATGCTGTCGAATATTGCCACTCAATCAAGAAACGCTAATGCTCCAGCGATTTTCCAAATCAATGAAAATGATACAATATTACCTAAGGTGAAAAATACAGGAAATATTACAGTAAATGGTGGAAAACAAAATGTAATAGGGCTTATGGCATATCAAGGAGCTAAAGCAGAAATTGAAGGAAATTTGAAAATAGGAGATAAAGCTTCAAATAGTGAATCTAAAACATCATTTGGGTTAGTAGTTAGTGGTAAATCAGCTAAGTATAATGCAGGTAATACGGCACAAACTTTCTGGGAGCTAGATGCTAGTGGTAATGATGTTACAAGCCAGTATGTAGTTAGCAAGACTTATTCTGAGGCGACAAGTAAGGGGAATATTGATATTTACGGAGAAAAATCAATAGGGGTATATAATAACGCTGGAAAATATACAATGAATGGTGGAACTATAAAGGTTGAAGGTAAAAGTGCTATAGGGGTATATGCTATAGCAGAAAGAAAAAAAGATGGTGCAAT